ACCGGCTGTCGAATCCCTACAATGCGGTCGATACCTACTGGCGCCGGCAGGGCATTGAGCTCGGCGAGCACGGCGAGCCGGTCGCCTATCACATTCGTCGGTCGCATCCCGGCGATCAGAACGTGTTCAATCCGATGTTCTGGACTTGGGAGCGGATCCCGCGCGAAACCAGCTTCGGCCGCCGGGTGGTGGTGCACGCCTTCGAGGCGGGTCGCGCCGGCCAGTATCGTGGCGTCTCCGTGCTGGCGCCGATCGTCAAACGATTGCGCATGCTCGGACGCTACGATGAGGCCGAACTGCAGGCTGCCGTCCTCAACGCCGTGATGGCAGCCTTTGTCGAAAGCCCGTTCGATCATGACCAGTTTGCGTCTGCGCTCGGTGGCGGCGAGGAGCTGTCAGCATACCAGCAGCAGCGCCTCGACTATTACCAGGCCGCACCGATCAATGTCGGTGGCGCCAAGATCGCGTTTACGTTCCCGGGCGAGAAGGTAACACTGACCAAGCCGAACCATCCCAACAGCGTGTTCGAAGCCTTCGAGCGAGCGAGCCTGCGTAATGTCGCAGCCGCGATGGGCATGACCTATGAACAACTGTCGATGGACTGGGGCCAGGTCAACTATTCCTCGGCGCGCGCGGCTCTGCTCGAAGTCTGGCGCGGCTTCACCGCCCGCAAGGAACACTTCGCGCAAGCCTTCATGGCGCCGATCTATGCCGGCTGGTTGGAGGAGGCGATCGACCGCGGCATCATCGAGTTACCGAAGGGGGCGCCCGATTTCGCGCAGGCCAAGGCCGCCTATTGCGCGGCCAAATGGATCGGACCCGGTCGCGGCTGGGTCGATCCGCACAAGGAGGCGACGGCTGCGACCGAGCGCCTCGCGGCAGGCTTGTCGACGCTTGAGCGTGAATGCGCTGAACAGGGCGAGGATTATCTCGAAACCATCCAGCAGCGGGCCCGCGAACGCAAGGAGATGCTGGCGCTCGGGCTCGATCCCGACGCGATGTTCGATCGAAAGGCCGCGCCATCCGGTGACACTGAAGATCAAGCGCCGACCAAGCAGCAAAAGGCGCTGGCATGATCCTGCGACCGGAACTGGCCGCGCGAGTGTTCAACACGCCGCTCTTGATGCATCCGGGCAAGCTCGATGCTGCACTCGCCGGCATCGGCGGACGGATCGTCGAGGGCGGCGTGGTGTTGGAGGGCGTCGGCGAACGCATCGATCATGCGGCGTTTAAGAATGGCCGGCCGTCAGCTGGTCGCATCGGCGATCGTACGGGTCGGCGATATGATGCCAACGGGTCAGCCATGTTCGACACGATCGATGGGATCGCGCTGATACCGATCGAAGGCACGCTGGTGCACAAGGGTGCTTATGTCGGCGCCATGTCCGGGCGGACTTCCTATGAGGGACTGCAAGCGCAGGTGCTGCGCGCCATGCGCAACCCCGCCATCAAGGCCGCGGTGTTCGAGGTCGACAGTTTCGGCGGCGAGCTTGCCGGCGCTTTCGAGACCGCGGACCTGATCGCCCGGCTGTCGGCCGAGAAGCCGACGCTGGCCATTCTGACCGATCACGCCCTGTCGGCCGGCTACCTGCTGGCGTCGGCGGCGCGGCAGATCGTCATGCCCGAGCACGGGCGCGCAGGTTCGATAGGCGTGGTGACTTTACATGCCGACTGGTCGAAAGCGCTTGAGCAGCAGGGTGTGAGGGTCAGGGTACTGCGGGCGGGCACACAAAAAATGGCCGGCAACCCTTTCGAGGCCCTGGCCGACGACGTCGCCCAGCGGATGGTCGGCGATCTCGAAGCGGCAAGACAGACCTTCGCCCAGAGCGTTGGGCGTTACCGTGGCTCGCGCTTAACGGCACAAGCCGCCTTGGCAACCGAGGCGCAGGACTATCGCGGCCGGGATGCAGTCGCGATAGGACTTGGTGATGCCACGGGCCACGCGCTCGACGCCTTCGACAGCTTTGTCGGCGTAATCAATCGGGGCAGGACGGCCCTTTAAGGAGAAAAGCATGCGGGACGTAATCCTGGCGGCTGCCGGTGAGGCTGCCGACGTGAACACTTTGGCTCCGCGCGAGAAGACTGGTCCGGTGGAGACCAGCGAGGACATTGCGACGCGGGTGGCGCAGGCACGCACGGCCGGCGAGGCGGAAGGCCTTAAGCAAGGTAGCGCATCCGAACGCACGCGGATCAGGTCGATCATCACCGCTGATGCAGCCAAGGGCCGCGAAGAGCTTGCGCATTATTTCGCCTTCGACACCGAGCTCGCAGCCGAATTTGTGCTTGTGGCGCTGGCGAAGTCACCGGCAGCCAAGAGTAATCTCGACAGCGCCATGGCGCGAGAGGTGCAGGTTAAACTCGGTGCCGGCGGCGATCGATCGTCTGGAGAGCCGCAGCGCGTGATCAACACCGAAGAAATCTATGCTCGGCGCCGTGCGGCTGCCGCGGGTGCGTCCGCGCGCTGACGCTTAGCGTCTTCACTTGCAATGGGCAACGTCCGCGTCGTGGTCGCGGCGAACGGGAGAGCTTTATGACCGTGCTGCATGAGAATCCGCATGATGGAAACTTCATTCTCTCGGAGGACGACGAGGGCCGGCTGTCGCGCGACAATATCGTGATCGCCTCCGGCTCCGGCGCGCTGCGGCCAGGAACGTTGCTCGGCAAACTGACGGCCAGCGGCAAGTTCGCTCCCTCGCCCGAGACCGCGGCGGATGGTTCGGAGGCTGCCGTCGCCATTCTGGTCGGCCGCGTCGACGCCACCAGTTCCGATGTGGTCGCGGTCGGGCTCATGCGCCACGCCGAAGTCAACCGCCATGGCCTAATCTACGACGCCAGTGTCGATGACGACCTCAAGAAATCCGCCAAGCAGGATCAGCTACGCGCAGTCGGCATCGTCGTTCGCTGAGCCAAGAAATAGAGAGGCCTGAAATAAAATGGAACCTATTCTCGACGTGTTCAGCAATGATGCGTTTAACTTCGTCACGCTGACCGACAACATTAACAAGCTTCCCTTCGTGCCGGGACGCCTGGGCGCGCTCGGACTTTTTACGGAGGCGCCGGTACCGACGACCTCGATCGCGCTCGAAGAGCAGTCCGGCATCCTCACCCTGGTCAACCCGACGCCGCGCGGCGGTCCGGGCGAAACCCGCCCTAAGCCCCTGCGCCGGGCGCGGGTTCTTAAGGTCCCGCACTATCAGCTCGACGACAATGTGCTCGCCGAGGAAGTGCAGAACGTGCGCGAATTCGGGCCGCAGATGCAGGCGCGCTCGGTCGAGACCTATCTGTCGGGGCGGATGGAGATGTTTACCGCCCAGCTCGATGCGACAACCGAATTTCAGCGGGTGGGCGCCATCAAGGGCCTGATCGTCGACCGCGATGGCAATGCGATTTACGATCTGTTTTCGGAGTTCGGCGTCACGGCCGTCACGCCGATCAACTTCGCTCTCGGCAGTGCCAATACCGCCGTCCGCAAGAAGTGCAGCCAGCTGGTTCGCACCATGTCGCAGACGCTGGGCGGGGTGGCCTTCTCCAGCGTCTATGCCCTCTGTGGCGACACCTTCTGGGACGACCTGATCGAGCACGCCGAGGTGCGTGATACCTATCGCTACCAGGAGGGCGTGCGGTTGCGCGAGGGCGTAGTGTTCTCCACGCTTAAATACGGCGGCGTCACCTTCGAGAACTACCGCGGCTGGATCGGTGGCGGCACCGACGCGGGCGATACCGTGACCCCGTTTATCGATCCCAACGAGGCGCATTTCTTCCCGCTTGGCACGCCAAACCTGTTCAAGACGTTTTTTGCACCGGCGGATTATATCGAAACCGTCAATACGCTGGGTCTGCCGCGCTACGCCAAGGCGATCCCGTCCGACAACAACAAGTCCGTGCGACTCGAGATGCAGACCAATCCGTTGTCGCTCTGCCTGCGCCCGCGGGCGCTGATCAAAGGCCTGCATCATTGAGCAATGTCGCGGTTCTTCGAGGCATGGATCTCGCGGCAGCCTCAGCTTGACGCCGTCTTTGCCGAAACAATCCGCCTCGCGCCAATGCGGTCGGGCGGTTATGTGGAAGCTACGCCCGATCCAGATCGCGCCGAGCGGCAGGTGCTCGCAATCATCACCGAGAAGCCAGAGCGCACGCGCACGTCCGACAACGCCGTGGGCCGCGACTTCGATCGAATGCTTGTCATGGCTGATACGGTTGCCAGCATTGATGCGGCCAGGCTTGGCGACGAGTGGCCGAAGGTCGGCGACCGGGTTGTTGCGATGGAGCGGCCGCAGACACCGGCCTTCGAGATCACGGTCGTGGAAAGCGATGGTCTCGCCCGTGTCCTTCTGTCGCTTGTGCGGATCACGACATGAGCCTTGCAGTCGCTGCTATCAAGATCGCGGCGCTGCGATCCCTCAAGGGCAGGACCTCCGCAGGAGAGGCTGTGTTCGACAGCGCGGTCGAGCCGTTCGACGCACTGCGCGATGAAGGGGCGCCGGTGATCGTCATCTACTGCGACAGCGGCAAGCGACAGGTCGCGGGACGTGAACTCTTCAGCGCGCCGCAAGTCATCGAACTGTCGATCGATCTGTTCGTGGCACAAGCGGTGACTGTCGATGCTGGCGAGACCGAGATTCGGATCCCGGCCTCGGACGAAGGCAACGAGGTGTATCTGCGAAGCCTCGCCTACGAGATTGAGAAGGTTATCCTCGCCGATACGTCGGTTTGGCCCGCGCTGTTTCGTAGGCTCTGGTTCCGGACCGGCCCCCAGGACTTCTGCGAATGGGACCGGGGCGCCATCGCCGACAAGGGCCGCCGCCAGGCGCTGCTGCGTGCCGTATATAAAGTAGAGCCGATCGCCGAGCCGCTCCCGGGAGCAGAACCGACGGGGGTTTGGGCCGATCTCCTGACCAATATGGAGGCCGACGTCGAACTCGCCGATATCGCGCGATATTGGCGGCAGCTCATTTCCGGCACGGTCATTCCAGACTGGCAGCAGGCTCGGGTCGCGCTGGGGCTGACGGGCATTCGGGGCATCGGGCTTGGCCAGATCGTCGAAGACCCGACGCCGGACGAAATCGCGCCTCCAGTCGCAGGCGCCACGCTGAAGTTTCCGGGCGGTGCGTTCGAGGCAAATGCGGACAGCGCGAACGACGCGCTCGGACCGCAGGCGCCTTAAGGCTAAGCGATGCGCGAGCTTGCTGAACTCGTGGTGCGGATTGCCGAACTGGAGCGCCGGTTCGCCAACATGATGCGCCACGGCACCGTCGAGCAGGTCGACGCCAAAAAACAACGCCTGCGCATACGTCTTGGCGAAGGCGATGACGGTGCGCCGTTCATCGGCCCCTGGGTTCCCTATGCGCAAATCGCCGGCGATTTGAAGCTACACGCGCCGCCGAGCAAGGGCCAGCAGATGACCATGCTGAACCCGACCGGCGATTTCCGGCAGGCGGTGGCGATCCCGCTCACATGGAGCGACCGCAACCAGTCGCCGTCAGAAAAGGAAAACGAGCATGTCCTCACCTTCGGCTCGGTGCGGGTCACGCTCAAGGAGAGCGAGCTCGAGTTCAAGGTCGGCAATGAAGCCCGCCTATTGATGACTGCGGAGAAGATCGTAGCCGAGGTCGGCCAGACCAAGCTCGGCGTGAAGAGCGCCGCGGTTTACTCGGTCAAGACGACGCGTCTTGGGCTCGACGATGAAGGCGAGGCCGACGGCATCAAGCCCAAAGTCCTGACCGCGGGCGGCCCCGCCAAACAGACCGAAGCCAAGGTGGCGTAATGCTCAGTGGAACGAAACGATGATGACGACCAAGGCTTACGAGGCAACCGGTTTGTGTGAATGGGTGGCCGGCCGCAAAGTCCGCGCAGGCGAGATCCTGGTCCTGACGCAAGATGAGGCCGAGTACGAACTGGCGCGCGGCCTGATCCGCGAGGCAGGCGCGCAGAGGCGTGCTGAAGCCGCGGCGCCGCGCCGGCTGTCGCGGGGAAATTAGGCCATGGCCGCCAAATCGGTCGGCGCCGGCCTCGATCGCTGGACCGGCCGCCCGATCGCCGGCTGGGCGCATGTGATCTTAAGTCTGGAAGCGATTTTCTCGACCCCGTTCGGTTCGCGGGTCATGCGCCGCTGGATCGGCTCGCTCATTCCGAACCTGCTCGGCGAGAACCTCGTTCCGGAGACGCTGCTCAATTTCTTTACTGCGCTGTTTGCCGCGCTCACCTTCGAACCACGCTTCGCTTTGACCAGAATTGACGTGCTTTCGGAAGCCGACGAGTTACGCACCGGACGGCTTCGCCTGGAACTGCAGGGCGTCTACCGCCCACGCGGGCATCTTGGTGATTTCACCGTCGATGGGCCGCGGCGCATCGTTCTGTTCGCCAACGAGGACGGTCTTGTGACCGTCGAGAACCCGCTATGACCCTGGTCGTCAACGTCAACCGCTTCATTGCGCCGACGATCAATCCGGCGCATTTGCCGTTGCCGAATGCGATCGAGGACCTCGATCAGGAAGCGATCCTCGCGGCGCGGATGGCGAACTTCCAGGCGCGTGCCGATCAGGCCGGCTTTGCCTACGACGTCGGTGACCTGGAATTTGATCCGATCAAGATCGATCAGGAGGCGCATGCCCATCGCGAAACCCTGATGCGGGCTCGGGTGAATTCTGCGGTCCGAGCGGTGCTTCCAGCCTATGCACAAGGCAGTGATCTCGACGCCATCGCCGCCCGAGCCAACGTCCAGCGCCTTGTGATCGAACCGGCAACGCCGGACGCGCCGGCGGTGTTGGAAAGCGACTCCTCACTGCTCCTTCGCTACCTCACCTCCTTCGCGGTCCCCGCGGCCGGATCGGGGGATGCTTATGTCTATCATGCAATCAAAACCTGGCCTGAGGCGCGGGACGTTGCGGTGCTCGGGCCCGGCGTGCATGGCGTTCCCGGGCGCGCTGCTGTGTACCTGCTTGGCCCTGACGGGGCACCTGCGGCGGACGAGATCTGCGATCGCGTGCGGGAGGCGCTGCATGCGCCGAACGTGAAGCCGCTGACGGATATCGTCACCGTGGCGCCTGCCGACATCATCCCTTACGAGATTGCGCTCACGATCACGCTGCCGCGCGGGCCGGCACCGGCCGTGGTCGCGACGGCGGCGGAGGAGCAGGTTCGCAAGGCGGCCGAGGCACGTTATGCCGTCGGCGCGACCGTCTATGCCAACGCGATCGAAGGCGCGGCCTATATCGGCAACGTGCTGCGGGTGCGGCGCACGGCACCCACGGGTGACATCGCCATCGGGCCGTCTCAGGCCGCGTTCTGTACGACGATCACGATCGCGGTCGAGGTCGAACCGTGATCCCTTATCACGACCATATTCTTCCGGCCTCGGAGACGCCGTTCAACAAGGCGCTCGCCGCGCTGTCGACGCGATGTGAGGCGATCGACGCGCCGACGCGCGAGGTCTGGGACCCTTGGACCTGTCCGCCGCCTCTCCTAGCCGTGCTGGCCCATGCCTTTTCGGTCGATCTCTGGTCGGAAGACTGGAGTGTGGCGCGCAAGCGCAGCATCATTGCCAATGCGGTGCGCATGCACCGCGAAAAGGGCACGCTCGCAGCGATCCATTCCTACCTGCCTTATGTGGATGCGCGTCCGCTTTCGGTGATCGCACCGCCGCAGGTCGTCTATTCCGGCCCGCGTCTCACGCGCGAGCAGCGCGAGGCCTGGCTGTCTGTGCTGCCGCAGGTGCGCACCTGGCGGATGCGCGAACGCGGCCATCGCGGGCTCGCGTTGCATGCCGGCGGCTATCATTTCGCGAGCTTTTACGAGGCGGCCTTCCCGGTGCCCTCGACCGCGTTCAAGCGCCTGCAACGCCGCGCCCGTTGGGTGGTGAGCAGTACCGAAACCGACACCCGGGTGAGCGATTACGGCAATTGGTTCCGTCTTCATATCAAAGCGCAGGGTGGCCGACGGGTTTTCGTGCGCTGCGCTCTCAATGCTCACTACTTTCAGCCATCGGAGGCCTGGCGGCGGATTGTGACGATTGCGCCCAAGACGCGTGACCATTGGCGGGCGCCGGTCGGACCTCATCTGGAGGCAGTCACGTCGGAGCCGGAGCGGATCAAGATTGGGGGGCACCGCGATGCCGGCGTGTTCAGCGGCCATCACGTCCGCTGCGGATATTTCCGGCCATCGTCGGCGCCACTGCGCATCTATTGGCGCTTTGCCATTGCCGACGGCAGCCGCATCGTCAGGCGCCCCGCGATCCAGTTCATGGGCACCGGGCGCTATGGCTTTCCGGCGCACACCGCGCATGTCCAGGTGTCGATGCCGGCAACCCGCAAAAGCTTTGCGGCCGGCGAAGGCTTCCTGTTGCGACGCTCGAAATTCTGGCTGCCGCATGACCCGAACCGCACCCTGA